AATTGGTGCATTGACTATGCAATCCGTAAAGGCTTATGCAGACTACGAACAGTTGGTCGGTGGTGTAGAAACCTTATTCAAGGATGCACAAATCACGGTTATGGGGTACGCAGAAGAAGCGTATAAAACCGCAGGAATGTCAGCCAATGAATACATGGAAACTGTCACCGGATTTTCAGCTTCCTTGATTCAAAGCTTGGAAGGTGACACACAAGCAGCAGCGGAAAAAGCAAATCAGGCAATCATAGATATGTCTGATAATGCAAATAAGATGGGTTCTGACATTTCAATGTTGCAAAATGCTTATCAGGGTTTTGCGAAAATGAATTATACAATGCTTGACAACTTGAAAATTGGTTACGGTGGAACCAAGGAAGAAATGGAACGACTTCTTGCAGATGCAGAAAAGATTTCCGGTGTCAAGTATGATATATCAAGCTATGCGGATATAGTAGATGCAATCCATGTTGTACAAACAGAAATGGGCATCACAGGAACCACGGCAGAAGAAGCAAATAAAACCATTTCAGGTTCTGTTTCCGCAATGAAAGCAGCCTGGACCAATTTGGTCACAGGGCTTGGTGATGATAACGCAGACCTGTCTGCATTGATAGACACATTCATTGATAGTCTAATGGTTTCAGCGGATAACGTATTGCCACGGATCGAAAAAATCCTTGGTGGTATCGGGGTATTGATTGAAAAATTAGTGCCAAAAATTGCAGAAAAGCTTCCTGGAATGCTTCAATCTGTATTACCGGGGCTATTGACCGGTGCGGTCACACTATTTACATCACTTGTATCGGCATTGCCGGGCCTGTTGCAGATTTTGTATGAACAAATGCCGTTCATCATGTCAGAAGTTGGTTCTGCACTGGAATCAGCTTTTCCGTTATTGCTTGGCACTGCGGAACAGATATTCGGTCAGTTGTTCAATTATATTTTTAATGACATTTTGGGTATGGATTTGGATGCAGGGGAACTTTTCTCAAGCATCAATCAGGCAATTTTGACAGTGGGTGAAACGCTGATGCCATTGATTCCTGTTGTGCAAGCATTCGCAACGGAACTTATTCCACAGCTTATGCCACTCATAGAAGAAATTTTGCCTATTGTGTCCGATTTATTGGTCACAATCGCACCTTTGCTTTTGGATATAATTCCACCGGTAACGGAACTTGTAAGCACGCTTATTTCGTCTTTGATGCCTACACTTTTATCATTATGCGATTTTATCAATATGTACGGCATTCCTGCTATTGAAACGCTTGTGGAATGGCTTGGTCCTGTGCTTTCTGACACGATTGCAAGTGTCAGCTTGCTTCTTGAAGGGCTGTCACAGACTTTCAGCGGAATTATGGAATTTATTGTCGCAACAGTGCAATTTTGGCTTGCCATCTTCCAGGGTGATTGGAACGGTGCCTGGGAATCAATGAAAAATGCTTGGTCAGCACTTTGGGATATTATACTTGGATTGCTGAAAAGTGCCTTTTCGGGAATTATTACACTTGTTACCAAAAATTGGGATAAAATCAAAGGATTTTTGCTGTCAATTTGGAACTGGATCGTTGCTGCATTCGAGTTTGCGAAGGCAAATGTTATCAGTGTATTTGAAAATATTTATTCAAAAATTCAGGAAAATATTGAAGCGGTCAAAGAAGTGTTTAGTGGCTTGATTGATAACGTGAAAAACGTATTTGCAGGAAACTGGGAAGAAGCCTGGAACGGAATTTTAGACAGCTTCAAGGGCATCATCAACTTGATACCGCAGATTCTTGAATCAAATATCAATGCAGCAATCGGAATCATTAACGGAATGATTGACGGCATTAACTTCATTAGTGGAACAATCGGCATCACAGCCATTCCGAACATTCCTGAAGTAGATATTCCACCATTCCTTGCAAATGGTGGTGTGCTTGAACAGGGGCAGATTGGTATTCTTGAAGGTAATGGTGCAGAAGCCGTTGTTCCTTTGGAAAACAACAAAAAGTGGATTGCTAGTTTGTCAAGAGATATGCAGGAACAGGGCATTGGCGGTGGTATTGGAAGCATGGCATTGTTGGAAGAAATCCTTGCAGTATTAAAAGATTTGCGTGAAAACAACACAAGACTTCCTGACACATTGGTTGATGCGATTGCAAGCGGTTTAAGGCTTGACATTAACAATAGGGAATTTGCCCGGATGGTGAAGGCGGTGAACTAATGCTTGAAAGAATAACATATAAAAACCATGTGAATGAAACCCTTGAATTTGGCAACGGTGGATTGTTTGTCAATGAAAGTGATTTGCATAATTTCACTTGGTCGGTAGTAAGTAAGAACAACAGAATATCATCATTCAACAGGGGGGTAATAACCAAAACCCTTCCTGTTGTGATTGCCTGCACATCTGAAGCAGACGGCATTGAAAAAAGAAACAAGCTTTTTGAAGTCGCAGAAAAGGATGTGCTTGCGAATAAGCACGGCAGAATCATCATTGGTGATTATTATATGAAGTGCTTTATTACAGCTTCAAAGAAAACCGGATATTTGCAAACCAAAAGGCAAATGACAGTGACCTTGACCATTTCAACGGATTTTCCGTACTGGATCAAGGAAACAATCACAACCTTTGGATATGGTGGCGGTGTAGTGGGAAAGAACTTGGATTTCAATAACGATTTCCCTTATGACTATGCTTCCGAACTGTCAGCAAAACCTTTGAATAACACAAGCTTTGTGCCGTGTAATTTCCGAATGAATATATACGGCCCTTGCGTGAATCCAAAGGTAACGATTGGCGGACACGATTATGAAGTATCGGCAAGCATTGAAGCAAACGAATACTTGACGATTGATTCCATAAATAAAACCATAGTGCTGACACATACAGACGGAACCATAACAAATTGCTTCAATTTGCGGAATAAGGATTCATACATCTTTGAAAAGATGCCGGTTGGTATGTCAAATGTAACAACAAACACGGAGTTCAAGTTTGATGTCACTCTTTTGGAAGAAAGGAGTGAACCCAAATGGACTTGATTTTTATGAACAATAACAAGGAAGATGTCGGTGTGGTACATGATGCCACACTAGACCTTGCCTTTGGAACAGATGAAAACGATTATGAATGCAAGGTTGCTTCCGTGAACCATTGTTGCAGGGAAGGGTATTTCCTTTATTATGAAGGAACAGAATACGGTGGGATTGTGGATGATATTTACATTGACACAGATGCAGACGAAATCACATACCACGGCAAGACCTGGCACGGAATCCTGAATGCCAAGGTATTGGAACCGGATGCCGGGGAAGATTACCTTGTGATTGACGGTGAAGCCAATGAAATGCTTGCTTTCCTTATTGCTAGAATGGGGCTAGAAGGCTTGTTTAAGGCTTCAGAAGAAGCAAGTGGAATAAATATAGGCAACTATAAAATGAACCGCTATATCAAGGGATATGACGGTATCAGGAAGATGCTGAAGGCAAGCGGTGGGAAGCTGAATATAACATTAAAGGATGGCTTTGTTGAATTATCGGCAAGGCCTATTGTTGATTATTCCAAGGATGAACAATTCGACACAGACCAAATCGGTTTTAACATCAAGAAAAGGTATCATCCGGTGAACCACGTTGTATGCCTGGGCAAAGGTGATTTGAAGGAACGTGAAGTGATTCATGTATATGCGGATGCTGAAGGCAATATCAGTGACACGCAGGTATTTTTCGGCATTGATGAAGTGGCAGATACTTATGAAAATGCAAACACGGAAAGCAGTGAAGAACTGCGTGAAGGTGGCATTGAATTGATTTTGGAATCCTGGAACGGAAACGAAGTCAATTTCGATTTCACGGCTGATGATTTTATCTATGATATTGGTGATATAGTCGGGGCCAAGGAACGAATGACCGGAATCGAAGTCAACGCAGAAATCACAAAGAAAATCGTGAAGATAAAAAACAACACAACAACAATATCTTATAAGGTGGGTGAATAACAAATGAGTAAATTACATTTAGTAACAGGTTATATGGGTGAAGAACATATTCAATCATCAGACCAGGGAAGCTTCAATGCTTCCTTTTTTGGTGGCGGTGAATATGTTATGGAAGCAGGCAATCAGTTTGAAGCTTCTATAATGGACAATAACACTGTGCGAATCCTTGACGGTGATGCACTTATGAAGGGCAGACATTTAAGAATTAAGCCTAACACCTATGCGGATATGACTATCACAACAGGAACCGCAGGGGTGAATCGAAATGATTTGATTGTGTTCCAATATAGCAAGGACACATCAACAGGTGTTGAAGCATCTGAAATCGTGGTTATTAAGGGAACGGAGACAGAAGGAACTGCAGCCGATCCTGAATACACAGACGGTGATATTTTGGCAGGGGCAACCTTCAATCAGATGCCTATGTATCGTGTCAAGGTGGAAGGTGTGGTATTGGTTGCCATTGAACCATTGTTCACAGTCATTCCCACCTATAAGAAGCTTGCAGAACAGTACGCAAGACAGTTCCAGGAAGCGTGTGATACTTATATCGGCTTGCTGAACATCCTTGACACAATAGAAGAAGTGGAAGCAAATACACAGGAAGGACAGCTTGCAGGTGCATTGTCTGTCAAGGAATTAGCTTCTAAAAAACTTTCATTAGCAGGTGGTACTATGGCAGGTACGTTAAACTCACAAAATGTTTATCCTGTCGAAGGTTCTAGGTATCATTGTGGGGAAACAGATAAACCATTTGCCAAAGTACATTCAAACCATTTTGATGCTATGGGTTCAGATGGTTCATACTACGCACAATTGACAGCTACTGTGCAAGGAACCGCTGACACTCTAGGTATAGGTGATGTTTGGCTTGGTAACAGTATACCACAGGGAAAAGCTGGAAATGCAAGAGGTAGAATTGTATTGTTCAATGCTAATTCGGCTTATTCTGTTATTCAAGACAATGATGCTGCAACTGCATCTCGTGTCTTAACTTTGCCAAAAGTGACAGGACAAATCCCTGTTGCTGCTGTATCTGGGACAACCCTTTATATCAGTTATTAGGGGGGAGGTGTCTAAATGCCAATAACAGTAAATGGAACAGCAATAAAAAAGGTAGTTTGTAATGGTGTAAACATAAGTAAAGTGGTTGCAAATGGTGTAACAGTATGGACAGCTTTTGATGGAAATCTAGTCACAACAACCGCTAGTCAATGGACAACTAGCGTAGTAGATTGGGCGAGTGTATCAAGCTTAACAACCAATCCTATTCAGTTCTATGTAGATAGTACGGCTGAATCCGTAGCAGGTGTTGGTTACGCAAAGTGCAATGTTGCATTGGATTTATCACAGTATACTTCCGTTACCATTAAGGGTATATGCTATAACAGAGGGTTAAGGAATTGCATAGGTTCAATAGTAAATGCAAGTGGTGGCGAAATAGTAAGATTATTCACTATTTCTGATGATGGTTATACAAAAACCATAAACACCACTGTCGATTTAAAAAACTATTCTCAAACAGGTTATGTACGGCTAGCCATTGAAGCAAAAGGACTTAACACAGGACTATATATCAATTTAAACACATTACAGTTTACTTGATTATGCTATGAATGAATTATAAAGGCGGTGTGCAATGATAAGAGTACAATTCAATGGAAGCCCTGCAAGGAAGGAAGCTGAATTTCGTATGGTGGATTCAAGCACAGTGGAATTGAAGGGTGATAAAATCAAGCCTGAAACAACAGGCTTCAAGACTTACAGACTGAACGGGGAATTTCTTGGTGATTATTCCGACTACACAAAAATAGTCGGTGAAGTAGAAAACGGCTTCCTTTTCGGGAAGTAAACACAAAAGATAACCGCAAAATGTGCAGAAAGGCGGTTATTTATGAAAG